CGGCAGCTCGTCGGGATCGGTTTCGGAGCGCACCAGCACCTTGGCGGTGATCTCCACGATGAACGCCCGCATGGGCAGTAGCCCCGGCTGGTTAAACGGTAGCGGGTGCAACCGGATCAGCCTGTGTGACAGTTCGTTAACGTGCCCTGCATCCGGGGCACTGTGCCCTGTCGGCGGGGTATTCTTTCTCTATCGACAGCCACCCAACCATGTTCTTCCTCGAAGTCAACGGAATCGCTCAGACCGGCATGATGACCCGCAAGGCCGCCATCGCTGCAGCCGAGCGTGGTCATGCTGAGCGCCCTGATGCCATCGTCGTCCTCATGAAGTTCAATCCCGTCACCAACCGCGATATCGAAGTCAAGCGTCTCTACTGATGCGAGTCCTTGTCGCCTGCGAATACAGCGGCCGAGTGCGTGATGCCTTCCGCCGCCATGGCCATGACGCATGGAGCTGCGATTTGCTCGAGTGCGAGGCCGATCCCCGTTGGCACCTGCAGCAGCCAGTCGAGGAGATTCTCGACCAAGGCTGGGATCTGATGGTTGCGCATCCTCCCTGCACCTATCTCGCCATCAGCGGCATGTGGGCGACTTACTCGGGTAAGCGTGATCCTGCTTTAACCGATCAGGCCATGGACTTCGTGCGCCTGCTGATGGCCGCACCGATCCCCCGATGGTGTCTCGAGAATCCGGTGAGCATGATCAGCACCGCGATCCGCAAGCCGGATCAGATCATCCAGCCATGGGAGTACGGACACGGCGAAGTGAAGACCACCTGCCTGTGGCTGCATAACCTCCCAAAGCTCAGACCGACCAGCTATGCCGATGGGCGTGAGCAGCGGATCCTCAATCTCCCTCCATCGCCGGATCGATGGAAGGAGCGCTCGCGCACCTATCAAGGGATCGCCGATGCCATGGGCGATCAATGGGGTGCGCGCGAGTTACCACCTGTTGCACAGCAGTTAGCCTTCCTCCCATGACTTACATCCTCCGCATCGGTCCGTGGCACATCGGACCGTTTGCCACTCACATCGCTGCCACCACCTTCGCGGAGCAGCACGGCTGCGACGATTACACGATGATCCCGCTAGATGATCCGGCTGAAGCTCCCGGCAACATCCACCGGCTGCGGATGGCGCCGCTGCAGCATCCGATGGCGCGCTAGCCCTTGCTGCTGGTGACGCCCAGATCTGCGTTATATCTTCCAGTCTGCGCATAGCTCCGGTCTGGGCGACCGCTCACCAGCAGAAACTTCATTTGCCCGATACGCAGGCCAGGCCAAATCGGCAGTGGATGCATCCGGCGGCCATTCTTCAGCTCCATGGTCAGCCTGCTGCCATACCAGCCGGGGTCACACCATCCGGCCTCAGCATGATCCCAGCCTTCGCGTGCGCGACTCGACTTGAGAACGAACTGCGCACCGACGTGATCGGGCAGGTTGAAAATCTCCCTGGTCTCTGCGAGGAACCATTCTCCCGGCTGAATCCAGAACGGATCCTGCTGCGTATGGCCGGTGATGCCAAGGATCTGCAGCTCAGGATGGCCTGCCACCTCGATCATGATCCGATCGCCCAGCGTCACGTCCAAGCTGGCTGGGTTGATGTGATCGGGATTGAACGGCGTGACCATCGCCTCCTGCTTGCACAGGCGGGCGATCTCATGATCAGGTAGGAGCATCAGGCATAGTCCCAGCGGCGACGCTTGCCATCAGCGCGGCGGCCGAGATGGATGAAGGCCGGTGCAGCGTAGCCGAGGCTGAACGGCCAGTTCTCATCACACCACTTCTCGACAGCTTTCATATCGGCGCCATCGATCACGAAGTCGACTGCACCAACGCCAGGTGCTGAGTAGAGATGCTCGCTATCAACAGCACCACCCACGGAGGCGTTGATTGCTGCCGGCCTGAAGCCGCTTGTGATGATGATGCTCTTGCCGCCGAACCGTTGCCGCACCCGCTCGAGGAACGCCGCCAGCTCCGCTGCAGTGTTCACCTGATATTGGTGGACGAAGCGCCGCGCCTCCTGATCGAGCGCGAACTCACCCAAGCGGATGTGCGGTGTGATTCGTGCGCTGAACGATGAGTCGGGCGTCAGCCTGGCAGGTTCTTGTTGCATCTTCGGCCGATGGTCGCCCCATAACTGCCCCTCTGCTTTGCGGCGCCGCAGCAGGCCAGCCTCGACGTTGGTGCCAGGGTTGCGGTACAGCTCCATGGCGGCAGGCACCTTGTCCCATGCCTGCTCGCGCAGCACCTTGCTGATCGTCTCGAATCCGGGTGTGCCGTAGAAGTCAGCGCCGAGATTGTAGGCGAAGCTCACCAGCGCTGATCGCTGGTTGTCGTCCATCACTTTCCAGTGCGGGATGGTGCTGGCCAGCTTGTCGGCGATGCGATCCACCTCAAGGCGGAGCATCATGTCGGCCTCGATCACGTTGATCTTGTCGCCGCGCTTCACCGGCACGCCACCGCTATAGCGGGTGGTGCCATAGCCGATCGTCCACGGATCGCCGCCACTGAGCGGATCAGGGTAGGCGGAGAGATGCACGCCCTCGAACTGCTTGATCAGGTTGATCGCAGCCGATAGGTCGATCTGCTTACCGTCCTGCGACCAAGCCTCGAACCACGGCCGATCACGCCGCATTGCCTGCTTGTAGCCATTGGCGGCAATGTCCTGCTCGAGCAGGCTGATCGCCGCGGCCTGATGTGGAAGTCCCTTGTAGTACCGAAACAGAGCTTGCAGAGTGATCGGTGCCGTGTTGGCCATGATCAGCGGCGCTTAGGGAACATGATGCGCAGCGCTTGGAGAAGGAGCTGGATCCAGCTATTGGACTTCAACGGGGAAACGGCGATGATCTCGGAGCCAGCGGCCACGATGATCGCGATGATCGCAATGATTTCAGGGGACATAGCAGTAGTGCCTGAATCCCTAAGTTACTGCTGAAGCTCCAGTGCGCGCACGCGCTTATCTAAATCAGCCAGCTCGGTGCGTGCGTCGATCTTTAGTTCTTCAATCGATTTGGCCATCTGCACCACTGTGGCCTCGATCCGTGCCGACTGGATCTGCATCGAGATCAGCAGACCGCCGATGGCAACCATGCCAGTAGCCAAGACGGTGGGCAGCGAGGCGGAGAAGACGCCACCGACGCTCTGTGGTTCTTCAGCCATCGCTAAGGCGACCTGCATCCCATCCATCGTAGCGATCGAACGGATCCGGCCTCCCCTGCAGGATTACCACCGCGCGGCGGTAGTAGTGATTATCCGTCTTCCCGACACGCTCGAGGTGGTCGCGAATCTTGCGCCAGTTCTCGAGAGTGTCGCGATCCATTAGCGGCCTTGCCCCCTCAGGGGCTTGCGGCCGCGGCGCCGGGGTCGACTGTGTTGGCCGTACCCTTGGCGCGTGGTCTTCGGCGGACCGGGTTGATGCTCGATGCGAGCGGTGCCGGTTTTACTTTTGACCGCCATTACTGACTCTGTAGCAACGCCAGAATTGCTGCTTTTTGCTCATCCGTCAACGTAGCCAGCGGATCGGGCGCGGGTTCCGGTTGCGGTTCCACATAAATCGGGTGGAGGTTGTCAGGATCCGCCACTGCGGTGCAGCCTTCCGGTGGTTGCCAGTCGGATTGGCCGTCCCAGAGAACGCGGTTAATGCAACGACCGTCGCTGTTGAGGATTGCGTACTGCATCACCATGACCAGACCCTCACATACCCAGCGCCGCCGTTGCCGCCAGCGCCGGAATTGAATCCGTTAAGGCTGGCGCCTCCGCCTCCGCCACCACCGCCAGGAAACGCACCATTCCCGCCATTGCCGGCATTAGCTGTGATGCTGCCCGAGCCGCCGCCACCGCCATCACCAAAACCTGTTGCATTGCTATCAGCAGCGCCTCCGCCGCCATTGACGCTGCTTGAGAATCCCGAGTTTTTTTGTTCGCCAAAACCTTGTCCGCCAACGCCACCTGTTCCAATTGCATTTAAGTTATTCATGCCAGCGCCGCCGCCACCGCCGCCAGGACCGAAACTTGCCCTACCGGCAGGCGTAACATTAACTTGACTTCCCGAACCCCCACTGCTGCCAAATAAACCAGCTTGAGAACCGCCATAACCTGGGATAGTTCCTGCAGTTCCCCCACTAGTTGTACCTCCACTGCCGAAAACACTACCAACCGAAATTACTAAACTTCCAAAAGATGAAGATCCGCCGATATTACCATTTGCGCCATTAGTATCGTTAGCTGTTATTGCAGCACCGCCAGTTCCGCCAGCACCAACGGTAATTGTTTCAGTTGAGCCGGCCAAAGATGCAGGCATCCAGCGTGATGTGAATTTAGAGCTTGATCCGCCACCGCCGCCGTTTCTGTTTGTTGATGCAGCGCCGCGACGCCCTGATCCTCCGCCAGCTCCGCCACCCACGCATTCGACATAAAGCATCGTGACGCCACTGGGTTTGGTCCAAGTGCCACTGCTGGTGAACTCTTGGTAATTGGCACTGCCTCCACCGCCGCCGCCCGTTGCAGACAACGAACCAGCAGACAGGCTCAGACCGCTTCCGATGGTGATCTCTTCTGCAACACCCGTCCCAGCAGTTGAACGTCCCAGCAACTTGCCGGTCGCCATGCTGGTGCTGACCGTTTGCGTGCCGCTGTCGTAGCTGATCGGGGCAGTGGCGGCGACCACACCTGTAGGACCCGTGGCGCCTGTTGCACCCGTAGCACCTGTCGCGCCCGTAGCGCCGGTGGCACCCGTTGCACCCTGCGGACCCACCAAACTTGTCGGTGATCCCCACGCGCCAGAAGTCTTTGGTCCGTAGATCGTGTTGGCGCTGGTGTCGATGTAAAAGTCGCCGTCAACACCTAGGCCAGACGATGGGGCGCCGCTGCCGCTGCGGACTGTTTTGCCGTCAATTCCGGCGGGTCCGGTTGCGCCTGTAGCGCCGGTTGCACCAGTGGCTCCTGTCGGTCCGGGATCACCTTGCGGACCCTGCGGACCTGTGGCGCCCGTAGCGCCCGTAGCGCCCGTGGCACCAGTCGGTCCTTGAGGTCCAGTGTCACCTGTGTCGCCCTTTGGTCCTTGGGGACCAGTTGCACCCGTCGCTCCAGTAAGTCCGGTATCTCCGGTATCTCCCTTTGGACCTTGAGGACCAGTTGCACCAGTAGCGCCTGTCGCACCCGTTGCACCTGTTGCTCCTGTCGCACCAGTGGGTCCAGCAGGTCCGGTATCTCCGGTATCGCCCTTCGGTCCCTGCGGTCCGGTGGCTCCTGTTGCACCAGTAGGTCCGGCTGGTCCCGTTGCGCCTTGCGGTCCCGTTGCACCAGTTGAGCCGGCAGGGATGGTGAAATCGAGAATTGCCGCGCCGGTCGTGCCGCTGTTGGTGACAGTCGCGCTGCTGCCAGGGGCGCCTGTTGTGACCGTGCCAACTGCAACGGTGGCGGCTGGACCCTGTGCGCCAGTGGCACCTTGAGGACCAGTCGTGGTCGCCGTCAGCGTTGAGGTCTGCGGGACTGTGACGACAGTGGTGCTGCCGTTTTCAGTGACCGTGACCGTGTTTGTTACCGAGCTGACGTTAACTGTGGTCATGCTGTATAACCCTCGGACACGCAAACAATGCCCTCCAAGTAATACTCTTTGAGGCCGGAACCGTTGGTTAGCAGTACGTCGTAGTACGCCTCATCGGGGAACAGCGTTGTTTGCGCTGCAGTGAGCGAAATGGTAATCGTTCCCGTGCTGCGGTTTGTATAAACGACGGTGAAGTCGGCGTATTTGGTGGTGCGGTCTTGGTTCCACACCTGTGAGGCAGCGGTCCAGCCGGTCAGGTTGATCGGGGTGTCGGTGCTGTCCTTGAACTGCAGTTGGATGCTGTAATCCGCCCGGCGCTGGAGCGTGATGTTGTATGTTCCAGGGGAAATAGCCATCACTCACCTCCGTCAACCGATTCTAAGACTGGTGCATAGGGATCCACAGGCCAAACGGGGTAGTCGGCGCCGGTGATGTAGGCAGCCAGTGCTGGGGTGTCGGCGGTGGCGTTGATGGCAGTCACTTTGGTGCCAGTGGCGAGGCGGATGTCTTCGCGCCAAGTTTTAATCGCGGGGTCGATGGCGGTGCCGTTATCTGCTTCGCGGATGATCATCCAGTCGGTAGGCGATAGCAGCGTGCCGGCGGTTTGCCGCGTAGCGAAGGTCCATTGCTCGACAAGTTGGCCGTGATCCTTTGGGATCAGGTGGCCTTCGGCGTCGTAGCCCCAGTAGAAGCGTTGGTCGTACTGCGGTGGATCGGGCACTTCGGTAATGCCGATGGCGGCCTTTTCCTCGGCGGTCGATAGGCGCAGCCAGTTGGCGGGGTATTTGGTGCCTTTGGCGTCGGTGAAGGGGGTGTCAACCGCAAGAGGCTGACCGTCGAGCAGGAAGGCCATTGTTAGCTCCGGTGAGTAGATGCCCGTTTCATAGGTCAGCGGGCTAAGGAATACTTAAAGGGGGCTTCCGCGAAGGCGGCGAAGATGACTGTTGAACTACTGGTGTTGTAAGCGCCGCCAGCAATTCGTAGCTTGAACCCGTTAGACAAAATGTCCACAAAGCGGTTGCCGTCGTACTCAGCGCCAGAACTGTTTGGGAACAATTCCAGATCTTGCGGGTTATAAGTTAGGCGTGTTGTGTCATAAATTGACCAGTCATCTGCAGCATCAGTGCGTTTCAATAGTATCCACCGTGGCCTAAACCCACAGAACACAAACGGACCATCGCTGGACCCGTTGCCCGTGTATCTGCCGAACTTGCTGAAGCCAGCGACTTCGGACCACAGGTAGGCGATCATGTTGTCGCCGTTGCCATTGACTTCACCATCTGTTCCAACAGAAAACACGCTGCTAGTGGGCGCCGTATTGTTCCAGATTGTGGAAGCAGCAACGGCTGCACCAGTTGAGTTCAAGCGCATGTAATAGTTCCACGGAGATGTTGCGTTGTGGTATGCGCTGCCTGTTTGCCAGTTAGCAGTTCCGTTTGATCTATTCTTGACTATAATAAAACTTGGTGCCACGCCTAGCGAATGGCTGATTGTGCGGGCTGTTGCGTTCCCCGTATAGGTCACAATGTCAAACCCCGGCGTGGCGCTTTCGTCCCAGCACCAGGCGACGTAGGTGGCAGCGTTGGCATTTATAGTCGGGGCACTGCTTGTTGGGAAAGTCAAGCTAAACCCGTCACTATTCAACGATGTGATTCCGCCAGAGTCGGTAGTTTCCGCAGCGGTTGATGCCGATACGAGGTATTGAGTCACACCTCTAACGGAATCAACTAAAGCGTGAGTATTAGCAGCACTGCGGCACTTAAGCCATACCAAATCGGGACTGAACCCCAACCCGCTAATAGTCTGCGTGCTGCCATTGCCGGTGTACAGCTTCACGTCGAAATAGCTGCTCGGCTTCTTAATCGACGGCTCGGGCAGGTTCTGCGTGTTCAGCGCCACGAAGCCCGACGGCGGGGTGTACGCAAAGGGGCGTTGGCCGAAGTTGGCGGTCCAGGTGCTTGTGAACGAACCCGTGTCCTGCCCCACCATGGGGAACCATGAGCCGGTAACTGAAGTCAGCCCCGTGAAGGCTGCACCCTGAGAAGTGCCGTTTTTGTAAAACGTCAGATCACCAGCATCAGCATCGAACGCAACACCAATCACATCGTTCTGACTGAAAGCATTGCCGCCGTAAGACGATCGTGACGTAGTACCACTGACAAATGAGTATTTGCCTTGACCGTTTTCGTAGGCGTAGATCTTGAGGTTGGAGGGAGTAAAGCTATAGCCCAAGCGACCGCCGTATTGCTGATTGGTGATACCTAGTTTGTCGTATTGTTGCGCGGTGCTTGTTTCAACAATCTCCCAGTACCACTTGCCGGAACGCATCTCAAAGGTGCCGGTCATCCGGTTGCTATCCCATGGCGCCAAGGTGACATCGAGGCTGCCATTGCTGCAGACGCGGCGGTTGGCGGTTTCGGCAGACTCACCCACGCCCAGCGCAGCGTTCCAGGTGCAGTAATTCCCCCTGCCATTGCCGCCATCGGCGTAGGGCGTTGGGGTGTCGATCATGCTGTCGTTGCCTGCACCAGCGGTCACGCTGAAGTTGTTGGGCGTCCAGTTGTTGCTGTTGCCGCTGCTGTCCTTGCCCAGCGTCGTGCTGGTGGTGCCGCTGTTGTCCGAGAAGTTGAGGTAGAAGCCGTTGGTGCCGTAGGTGCCGGCATACTTCTTCGGCTTCCAGACGCCGGTGATGGTGTCGGTCTCGCCAAAGCTGCTGGGAGTCAGGGCTTGGCCGTTGATGAAGTTGATCTCGGTGAGGTAGCCGTTTATGGCCGCAACGCCGTTATAGGCGTATCCAATCCTGTGCTCGACATTGTTATTTATAGGTTGGTTGGTATTTGCTGGGTAAGTCGAAGAGGAGAAAGCTGTAATTTGAGAGCCATTGACGTACACCTTGAGTCTGTTTGATGCTGTCCCCTGAGTGGCGTCTAGCACAACAATAAAATGATACCAGCTAGATACGTCTCGAAAAACAGCAGTAGTAGTTACAATCGTGTCCCAGCTTGAACCGGAAGAGTTAAATTGAACGTCAAAAGTATCGGATGCTGTAAATCGTATGTAACCCCTCGGGTTTCCTGCTGAACCACTAAGAACGTCTAAGATGTCTTGTTCAGTGCCAAGTGTTGTGCGTTTGATCCAAAAACTAAATGTCCACGTTTTTCTATCCCCCGCACTTGCCGGAGTTCTGTTGAGGTACGCCGAATCTGCCGAGTTGAACCGCAGGCTGCGCGAGATTTTGTAACCTTGCTCGCCACCAAGCAGCAGGAGATTGGCGCTTCCGGGGACTCCCATGAATCAGCTCAGGTTGGTCAGCAGTTGTGCGTGGATGCTAGTCGTGCTGCGGACCGTGTACACCAAGCAATCCACGGCTGACAACGTGCTGGTGACGGTAGGCGCGGTGCCGCCGCTGAAGTCCCAATAACTGCCGAAGCTCACGGTGCGGGCAGTGCTGGCGTCCTGCGTAATGAAGATCACCCCGCTTTGCCCAGCCGTCAGGTTGGTGGGGTTAGCCAAGGTGACCGTATGACCCAGCGTGATGCTGAAGTTGTTGGCGAGTGCAAAGTCCGGCGTCACCGTGCTGGCTGAAGTCAGCGTTGAGATGGTGCCGCGTTGTGCTGCACTAAAGCTTTGCGCCAGGCTGAGCAGCGGAACCGTACCAGTGGCATCCGGCAGGGTGATGGTGCGATCCGCCGTTGGATCCGTGACCGCCAGCGTGGTTTCGTTGCCATCAGCGGTGCTGCCTTCAAACACCAGCGAACCAGCAGAACCGATCTCAAGGGCGCCGGTAATGGTGCCGCCGGAACTGAGCAATGGCGACGCCCAACTCAGCGTTCCGCTGCCATTGGTTACCAGCGTCTGGTTAGAGCTGCCGTCAGCATTTGGCAGCGTCCATGTGACGTTGCTAGCGACGGTTGCTGGCGCTTGAAATGCCAGCCAGTTGCTGCTGTCAGAGTCAGCAAAGCGCAGATCGCCCTGTGCGTTCAGGGTGATGTTGCCGTTGAAGGTCTTGCTGCCAAACTCACCATCCAGCTCAAGCAGCTCCACCCATGCCGAGTTCGCGGCATTGCGGATCTTGAGCAGGCCGGTGGTGGTATCTGCCCAGAGCTGGAAAGCGTATGTCGTAGTCGGCTCGGTCGCGCCGCTGTTATTCGTGGCGATCGCACCGAGGGCGCCGTTGATGTCGGATCTAACAGCCGCACCAGTGCCGTTGGCTATGACGTAATCGTGCTGAGCCACGAATCAAGCGCCCACTAATAGACCGAGTTTAGCCTTGCCGTCCATATCCGGTTGCACTCCATGTGAAGTTGCGGGTGACGGCACTCCCGCCGGAGTTGAAGAAGCTGATCGTGAAGCCGGTGCCGGTTACGCCCGTGATCTGGAAGTAGTCGCCAGCCTGCATGTTTTGCGCCGTGATGCCAACGCTAGGCAGGTAAGCGTTCAAGCCCCCGATGCTGGCCGTACCAGTGAAGAAGGGGTGAGTGAAGGTCACGCCGGTGTTGGTGGTGCCAGAGACGGCGGCAACACTTTGCTCGGTGCGGCGTTGAACGGTGGCAAGGTAGCCCAGCTCATCCACGAGGATGTTTTCGGCAATGTCGCTGCTGGTCAGCGTGGTGCGGAACTGGAAGCCACGGCCACGGAAGGTGCCATTGACAAACGGCTGCCATGCACCCCAAGTCGGGGTGCCGCTGGGGTTGTCGGTGGTGCTGCGAAGTTCCAACACAGCGTTCACCGAGTCGATCACGCCACCATCCCAATCGCTCCAGGTGTCCACCTCGCCTAGGCGGCTGTCGATCAGATCGCTAGGGAAGTAGCCGCGGGTGACGAAGTAGCGACTGAAGTCGATGGAGAACGTGTTGCCGAAGTCAACAGTGGTGGCGAAGTTGTAGGTGCCGGACGATTGAACGTCGCCCATCACGTCAAAAGTCACCAACGCATCAACATCCAGCACGTCGTCAAGCAGTTCGGAGCCATCCAGCGTCAGGGCATCGAACTCATCGCTGTAGAAGACGTTGGTGCGCGTGCCTTGGAACGGCGGGGAATCCTGATCTTCGCGCCGATTAATCAGCGTGAGCGGTGCCAGCGTGTCAGGCAGGTCGATGATGATGCTGGTTTCGCTGGCGCTCTGCCGGCCGCCGTCATCCTCGAACTTGACCAGCACCTCGCCTTCCACCAGCGGGATGATCGCCTCGGTGGCGCTGCCGGATTTGGCGGGGATTAGGTCAACGCTGTTACTCCAGCTCGCTGAGCCGTCCGTCAAGTTGCTGTGGCGGATATGGACGCTGCCGCCCACCTTCACGTCTATATCAACGGTTTGATCCCAGCGCAGGCGGCCGGAGTTGGCGTTAATAGCCTCAAAGCTAAGGTTCTGAACATTGCCGGGAACAGCAGTTTTGCCGATCGCCGCAAAGTTCAACGAAGCCGGCGAGGTGCTTGGAGTGCGCGCACCGTTGAGCGTATAGACCCGGATCTCGTAGGTCTGCGCAGTGGTATCGAGGATCTCGTAATCAGTCTGCGGGACGTTGACCGTGGTCCAGTTGCCGTTCAGTGGGCGCCATTGCACCTGATACTCAGATGCTCCGACCACAGCACCCCAGCTCACAATCAACTTGACCCGTGCCTGACCATTGCTTTCGTAAATGGTCTCCGATGCGGAGAGGTTGCTTGGCGCTGGTTTCGGTTCGTTGAGTTTGGTGATATCACGAGCCTCGAGCTTAAAGCCACGCTCGACATAGTTGTATTTGCTGGCGTTGTACGCGATCGCGGTGACTTCGTACTGAACGCGATCGATCTCGCTGATCGTCAGCACGCGCCAAGTGCTGGTCTCGACGTTGCTGTTGCTCAGAACCCAGATGCTGTTTGCGTTCGGTGCAGTGCTGAACGCCGAGGCGACGGTGATGTTCGCGCCAGCGATGCTGCTGATCGCCTTGGTCTCGACGGTGCCATCAGGCAGGATCACCGATAGGGTCGCGCTGCCGGTGGTCACCAGATCGGTCTCGGCGGTGTCGTCGACCGTGATCACGGTGGTGGTGGCTGCTGCGATACGGCCACCGCGGCGCACGCCAGCCTTCACCGGATCGGCGATCTCGATTACCTGTCCTGGTCTGACAAGAACGCCAGCGTCCACGGAGGTCTTGAAGGAGACCACCTCGGTTTCGTACTGCTCGGTGTAGAGCAGCCACTCACCAAGGCGGGCAGCTTGGCCGCGGCTGGTGCAGGCGAAAGCTTTGATGTTGGTAGTGATGACGCCATACTTCGCGATGGCTTCCTTGTCCTCCACCACCTCATAGGCAATGTCCTGCGTCTCGAGATCGAGGTAGCTGATGATCGCGACCGTGTGCCTGGTCTTCAGATCCGAGCCGGTGTAGGTGAAGCCATCAGCACTGACATTGGCCAGCGTGAATAGGTAGCTGGCATCGGTCGGCTTGTCTTGGCTGATGGTCAGGCTGCCAGTGCTCCAGTACGGCATCACCCGCATCACGGAGCACAGATCGTTGATCAGCTTGTAAGCCTCCTCTTGGTTCTGGATCAGGGCATTGCAGGAGAAGCGCGGCTCAGTGCCTCCGAAGCCATCGTCGACACTGGCCGATGCGTATTGACTGGCGGAATAGAAGGCGAACTTGTCGAGCTGGCTGGCGGTGATGTGATCGCCTAGTCCCCAGCGGGTATTCGTGAGCAGTGCGTAGAGGATCCAAGCTGGATCTGAGGTCCAGACCGCAGCGCCGAAGGTGCCATCCCATACGCCGGCATAGCTGATGGCGCCAGTGGTCTGATTTACAGTCCCATTGCTCGGGATCTGCACCTTCATCCCGCGGACGCGATAGGTGCGGCTGGGGATGCTGCTGAACTGCTCAGCATCCAGGCGCATTGCGACCAAGGCGCTGTTGGGATATTTCAGTTTCTGCTCAGTGATCTCGGTGTAGCTCGACCAGTAGAAGTCGTTGAGCAGGTTGGTGTCGAGACTATCGGCCGTGATGCGCACCACGCGCACATCAACGGGGAAGGAGCCGGTGAAGCTGATCTTGTAGTCCTTCTGATATTGATCAGCGGTGCGGCCTGCGATCGTGTCATCAATGACGGTGGTGTAACCGCCGCCGTTGTATTGCACTCGGATCTGCAGGTTGACGCTGGTGCCACGCACATCACCCTCGTCGGTGTATTGCTCAAGCCGCGGCACCGTGATGGTGACTCGCACAGCGTCGACGGTGGTGTCGGTGATCGTGCGCGTGATCGGCGTGGCCTGCTCGACCTTCACCTGTACGCTGGTTTCTCGCTCAATATCGGAGAAGCCGGGAATGTAGGTCTGCGCCTGCGTGCCGTAGCGAGCCTGCAGGGTGACGTTCTGGAAGTTGTAGTCGGCAGATTGCGGGTTAGTCGCATCAGCGCCTTGGCGCAGGATCTGCGTGCCGTTCAGAAATACATCCTTAAGGAGTGCTCGGTTGTAGTCATCAGTGCCCCGCGTGTAGGCCGCAGCCGACGGGAAGCCTTCGATCTCGCCTTCACTCAGCAGATCGACGAACGTCGCATATTGCTTCGAGGCCAGCGTGTCTGGATCGCGAACTGGCGTCCGAGTTGGCGCGACAACGGTCTGCTGGACGACGGTTGTACCACCGCCGCCTCCACCGCCACCACCTGCACCGCGGATCAGTTCGCTCATGCTTCTATTTGTACGGTGTCGATACCAGCCGAGATCACCACGGAGCCGCAGATCACTTCACCGAACGCTAGGGGCAGCGGCACACCTGCCCGACTGGTGTTCTGAATCCCGCTGAAGCTGTATGACTTCTGCGGATCCATCTCGGTGTTCGTGGTGCCCTGCGGTCCGCTGTAGGTGCTGGATGCTGCCAGCGTTGGCGTTGGCGTCAGCGCCTGCGAGATGCCGCCGAGGATCAGCGCGCCACCGAGCAGACCGATCTTGGTGACGGTGGCACCAGCAAGGCCAAGGCCAAGGCCGGGGATGAAGATCGCTGCAGCGACTAGGGCAACGCCAGCAAGGATCTGCCCCACGCCGCCACCAGCGCCGCCGATCACCGGCACGATCTTGATCGCGTTGCTGCCAGCCGGACCATGCAGCTCCTCCATTCCTACGGCATGATTGCCGACAATCACGCGGTAGTGGCGCGCCTCTTGGCACATGTGCCGCTCGACCTGCGGATAGTTGGCCAGCAGGAATCGGATCGCCTCTGCTGCACTATCGACGGCCGCCATGAACTTGCGCCGTCCGAGGAACTTGGCTAGCTGCCCATACACTCGGATCTCGCGCAGCATGGCAGTTCTCAGCCTTCGGTCAGTTTATCGGCGTCGCGATGGCGGAGTCTACGGCCGGTGCAATTTTGCAGCCAACCGCCGTACAGATCACGGCTCGAGAGGCGACCACGGAGATGGTGCAGCACCAACTGATCACCGATATACACACCGCAGTGGTTGAGGCCACTGCCTTCGATGTTCATCAGCAGGCCATCGCCAAACTGCAGCGGCTCCTCCTCCGGCAGTTGATAGAAGCCAGCATCCTTCCAGAAACCATCGAATAACGGCTGCGACTCAAAATCTGCATGAGTCGCCGGTCGATCCCAATCCGGCAGATCGATGCCGTGCTCGCCGTACCAGTCACGCACCAGCGTCCAGCAGTCACTCACATCCCACACCCAGCTACGGCCAATGAGCGGTGCCTTGTAGCCAGTGGGGTGCGTTTCAGACCAGGCTTCGGTCTTCGGGTTGTAGATGAACCAAGGCAGGCCAGTGGCTTCGATGCTGATCAGATCGGCTTGGCTAGGTTCCGGCGGCGTCACCGGATGGCTATGGAAGACAGCTACGACTTCCCCTGCCTCCTCAGCAGCCGCATAGTCTTCAGGAGAGAGGACGAACTGTGTGCCATCTTGATCCACATTGCAGCAAGGCCAATAGCGGCGACGGCCTTTGATGACCACCACCAAGCCGCAAGCCTCACGCGGATCTTCCTCGGCCGCATGAAGCGCGGCTTCATCTTTCCAGCTCATACGGTGTAGGCGCCAATGCCAGGGAAGCTGCCATAGGGGAGTTCTGAGGTCGCTCCGAAGCGCAACTTACAACTGCTGAGGCGCTTGCCGCATACATCAGCGGCTAGTGTGCCGACCACGTTGTCATTCGCATCCCAGTAGTTGCTGCCGGTGTAGCCGCACTCGGTCGAGCGGTAGACCCATTGGCAGATGTTGGCGATGCACTGCCGCTTCGGCGCCCGCACACCTACCAAGTCAAACGCCGCGGCCAGCTCGAACTCCACCACCTGCCGGCTCTCGGATGACTTCCGCGCGATCTTGTAGACCTCCCGCGGGAACTCGGCGGTCGGGTCCGGCGTGCCGTAGGGGTTGGTGCCGCCGGTGAAGTTAGCGCCATCGATGTAGCGCGCCATCGTGCGGATCCTGGTCAGCGTCGCCCCTGTCAGATCGTTGCCGGCAGTGGTCGCATTGACTGTCGCGAGAATCGTCGTAATGCTGCCGAGGATATTGCTCACCTTGATCTTCGGGCGCGGCAGGCTGCCCGTGCCGGTGTACTCAAATCCCTCAGCCTCGACCGGGAACCGCTGATAGCTATTGCTGTTCCAGACCAGCTCACCGT